CCATTCACCGAAGATAAACTCACCTCTACGTTCAATAATCATATCGATGTTAGACGGCATGAAGCTAGGGTTAGTCGGTATCATTCCACGCAGGAAGCCAAAGTCTACATGAGAATCATTCGCATTACGCATAGCAGGTATCATTTCTCTTGTGCCTTTCTTAGTTGATTCCTATAACATTCAACATGAATTTCTTGTTGGGCAAGAATTAGTTGTAACTCCTTTATGGTTTCAGCCTGTTCTCTTAGCATTTTTACTGCCGCCTTTACTTCACGATACCTAAATCCTTTTGTATCCATTGCATCAGCTAGTTCGTAGGCAGTTAATGTCTTGCCTTTAATGCTTTCTTTATGTGCATCATAGTTGTTCATTTCTCTTGTGCCTTTCTTAATATTGACATTGAATACAATAATCCAGCCAAAAATCCTGCAACAACAAAAAATGCAATATGCAATCCAATTAGCAGATATATCATTTCTCTTGTGCCTTTCTTAATATTGCTCTAGCAAAATTTAATATCGCTTGCTGTGAGTTAATGTATTTATCACCATGAAAATGTGCTTGTGCATAAACATCAGCAATACACTCTCTTTGCAATTGCTTTATTTCATCATCTGTTAGTGTCTTTGCTGGTGGTTTTTTCCATAACACTTCCACAATCCTATGCTCATCATCTGTATAAGTAACGGCTAATAGTTCACCTGTTTCTTTACTTTTTTGAAGTGATAGGTGTAGTTCTTTTGCTGGATGGGTATAGAGTGGTACAACATCGTGAAATTCATCACCATAATTTAAATTGCTTTTATCCCAATCTAAATTATTAGGCTCGCCCTTATAAGTTTCCATCCACGCTACTGGTTCATTGTTCATCTTGTTTAACTCCTATTCCGTGTGCCGCTTCTACTGCACGAATGATGTACATTAGGTTTGGCATACTACAGTCTTCTCCTTGCCAGCATTGTCCATTACCAAGTATGAATTTAATTTCTTGCTCAAGTAAAGGTATCTTTGGTTCTTTCAACGCTTCTATTTCAGCTTGTTGCTGGCGTAGCATGGTGGCGGCTTGTTCTAATTGGTCAGCAAGTCTATCGTTAGCGTTTTCTTGTACGCTTTTACGGCTTGTTGCCTGCCTGCGAATTGACGCACGAATTTCCATTGCATCAGCTAGTTCATTTGCGTTCATTTTCTCACCTGTATTAGTAGTGGGCCAATTCGGTAGCTAGTATATGGGTCGCCACTATTAAATCGTAAGTCGCCCCAATGAAACACACCCCCTCTGTGCCAGTGTGTTATGTGTAGCTTTACTTTCATACCTTCTCCACTTCTGTCCAAGCCGCAAAGTGACATAACTGTCCGTCTTTATCTTTGCAGTAACTATACATTCCATCAATGTGTCCAAACCAATACTTCTCATCAAGGTCTACAGCATCATGTGCTACAGGTACTTTTAATTCTTTATCAGTGATTTTAAACCAATCACCTTTCTTCAATTTATATAGTTCCATTATAGTTCCTCCTGAATCTCTAACATACGACCAGTGTCTTTGTTGTAAAGCAGTGACGCACAGTGGGGACTGGTTAACCCACTGAAACGATTCTTCAGAATACTGACTCGTGTAGTGTTACGCTCGATAGGGTCTTCATGCTGTGCATTACGAACCAATCCAATCACGATGTCAGATAGCTGAGCAATACTTGCAGAGCCTCTCAACTGAGACAATGACGTGGCTGCTCCCTCTTCATGTCCTTTACTTTCTGGACGCTTAAGGTGTGATACAGCAATAAGACATACTCCAGTTTCTTGAACTAACATACGTAACTTAGTCATCAACTCATCAATCGCCTTACGCTCATCACCATTAGACTGTGCAGAAATAATCATCGAGATATGGTCTAAGAAGATGTATTTGCAGTCGGCTGCCTTAGCGAAGTAGCGAATACGATTTACCACGTTGTCAATATCAGTAGAGCCAAAGTTATCCCACAAGAAGAGCCTATCTGTTCCCATCGTAGCATCAAAGGATTGCTTTAACTCTTCAGGGCTAACGAGTGTGTCAGGTAAGTGCAGTGGCTTATTCAGGTGCAAAGACATAATGCTTCGTGCTGTCTTACGCACTGATTCTTCCATAAACATTAAGCCAATGTTGGAGTCAGTAGTCTTAATCAAGTGCCATAGAACCTCACGCAAGAATTGTGACTTACCTAACCCTGAGCCTGCACAAACTGTAATAAGTTCCGCAGAGCGTATGCCGTAGGTAAGTTCATTAACACCTGCCCACGGATACATAGCCGAAGACTTCTCCACAGGTCGATTAACTTCTTCCCATAGCGTAGAGCCTGCGATGATTCCATCAGGAGTCCACTGCTCTGCAGCCCACCATTGCTTGATGTATTCAGCACCTTTACCAACTGCCAAGTAATCACAAGCATCTTTGAAGCCACTTGCGTGTTTAACAATCTTACATTTGTTGCCTAATATTTCAGCAACCTCATTCGCAGCCTTGCGTCCTGGCTCGTCTGCATCAAAGGAAATGTAGATACTATCGAAGCTAGATAACCACTCATAGTTTGCTTTAACATCTTTTAAGGCTGCTTGAGCACCATTACGCACAGAGACGTTAGGATACTTAGAGCCTGCCATCTGAAAACCTGCAAGAGCATCTAGTTCACCCTCGTGGATAGTTACAGTCTTACCACCTTTAGCGAACAACTGCTGACCGAACAGAGTCGTGTCTTTCCATTGTCCTGTGATACCAAATAACTTACCTTCCACGATACGATTCTTAGTCGCTACAATAACGCCATCCTCATTCGCATAAGGATAGTATTGCGTTGTAGCGTCTTGCGTCACACCGAAGTGCTGACAAGTATCACGAGTGATTCCTCGTTCGCTAATTGACTTTACTTCACCTTTAATTTCTAACATAGGTCTTGATTCTTTCTTTCCTTTAACTACTTCTCCATCGCCTGCAACATAAGTCAGGCATCCGTAGCAGTAAGTATGGTTATCATCGAACAACGCATTAGCGTCTGATGAGCCACACTTTTCGCATGGAATATGTTTAATAAAGTTCGACATTCGCTATTCTTTCTCCAATCCATTTCATTACAGGAACCGCCATAGAGTTTCCCATAGCTTTGTAACGATGTCCATCAGGGGCTTCTTCCTTACCTCTCCATTCGATGTTTGTGTAATCATCTGGGAAGCCTTGCAATCGTTCACACTCTTTAGGAGTTAGCTTACGAACACGCATCGGCTCAGCTATAAAGGTCTGTGCATGGTGCGATTGAACGCTAGGCTGCAGAGCCTTTAATGCCGTAGATACTTGTAAAGGAGTTGCACTAAAGTTGTTTGCCTTAGCATCTTCACGAATGCTATAAGCCTGTTGCACCAACGGAGTATTACCACCGCCTGTACCCCACCGACTTGTAACTGTCTGACAAACATCGCCCATCTCTTTAACACGGCTATCAGCAGGATGTGTTTCATAGACATGAGACTCTGCTACAAAAAGTCCACACTCATTTCCGCTTGGGCCTCCTGAGCCTTTGTGCCACTTTCTTGTGACTGTGTCGGAGCAAGTTGGGTCTGAGCCACCATATGCAATGCCCCTTTCAATAAGGGAGGTAGTTCCTTGTTTCTCTTTTCTGCTCTTCTTATGATTCCCTGACAAGCAATCGGTGTCAAATAGAACTTTTGAGGCAGGTTCCCAACCTCCAAGACATCCGACAACGAAGACTCTACGTCGTCTTTGGGGAACTCCGAAGTGTTGAGCGTCAAGAACTCTGTATGCGAACCCATACCCGAGTTCTGCCACCGCCCCGAGGAAGGAACCAAAATCCCGTCCTCCGATACTACTGAGGACACCTGGCACGTTCTCCCAAACAAACCACTTGGGTCTAAAGTGGTCAAGAAGTCCACAATAGACGAGGGCAAGATTACCTCTTGGGTCTTCGATACCTTTACGGAGACCTGCGACTGAGAATGATTGGCAAGGGGTTCCTCCAACGAGAAGTTCAACTGTTCCATTTAAATCCCACTCCTTATATTTAGTCATGTCGCCCAGATTTGGGACATTCGGATAATGCTTAGATAATACTGCAGAAGGAAAAGGTTCAATCTCTGAAAATGCTAATGGATTAAATCCTAAACCATGCCAAGCTACTGTCGCAGCCTCGACACCACTACATACAGACAAATAATTCATAAAATACCTTTCTCGATATTACTACTTAGTACTACAT